CTGGCACGGCCCAACTGTTGCCAAGTGCTTTATACCTTGGCCCATCTGGTGACTCAGCAGCTTTGCGCCAAGGGATATTAGTGTAGCCATCGGGAAAGCCTTGCAGGCGCTCGCACTCAACTGGCGTTAGGCGGCGCACGGCCATGGATTGAAAGACAGCGTGACTGTCACCCTTAGTCAATGTGTTCATTGGATCACCAGGTTGGCCAATACCAAGACCATTGCCTTTGCCCATGGTTTTGTCGCCATTCTTGCCTGCATGGCGTGTTGCTTGATCGTGGATCGGTATTGGTTGAGCCAAAAATGTCTCACTCCCGCCGCCTGCAACACCGCCCGAAGCCTTGATTGTTCCGCTGACATTGGCTTCACGATATTGAGCAAGGCTACTTTCATAAAATGAACTGACAGGCAGTAAATGACCACTATTGATAGTCTGATGATTCATTTTGTTGCCACCGCACTCGGTATCCAATGCACCAACAACTGACGTTTCTATAAACCATTCGTCTTCACAGTTAAATCCGACACGACTGACTCTAGTGCCGCTTGAAGAGATGGTGGGAGTGACTTTCCCCTCTTTTCGGCTCGGCGCAATATCCCTGCGCAAGCCCTCGAACTCAAAAAGAATCTCTGCGGGATTGATGTCGTCTCTAGCACTTGCGACAACGAACACACGGCGGCGTCGTTGGGCCACTCCGAAATATTGGGCATCGAGGACTCGCCACGCGACTGTTCTTTGGGGGCCAAACACACAACCAGCGTTTGACCATCTCTCCCCTGGCGCTGTGATCGGCTCACTTTCACCGGCAAGCGCTCCAAGAAAGCAGCCGAAGGCATTGTCTTTGGTGTTGAGGACTCCTGGCACATTTTCCCAGAAGACGATTGCTGGAGCATCTCCTCGAAGAGATCGAACATGGTCAATTGCATTTGCTATCCCTACAAAGGTGAGTGAAAGATTGCCTCTGGCGTCATCCAGAGAATTACGAAGGCCAGCCACAGAAAAGGCTTGGCATGGAGTGCCGCCGCAGAACAAGTCTGGAGCTTCAACTTGGCCAGACAGAATCTTCTCTGGCAAGAGTGACATGTCACCGTGGTTGGGGACATCAGGGTAATGGTGCTTTAAAACTGCACAAGGGAATGGCTCAATCTCAGACAGCCATGCGGCAGTCCATCCAAGGGGATGCCAAGCCACAGAGGCCGCTTCAATACCAGAGCAAACAGAGCCGAATTTCATGGCGTGTTTTCCTTATATTTCTCCAGTGCAGAAATCTCGATGTGGTCCACCAAAGATTGCAGCAGCATGTGGGCGATGTCCACATCAGTGCCGGCAATGTATGCGTTATTGAGGGTCATGGACTCTTCAAAGTCAGGCTCATAGGATGCGCCATAAGAATCTGTCGAGCCTTTTTCTTCTGGGCTGTATTCCAAGAAGCAGACCAGATCAACATCTTCAACAATGGCCTTGAACTCATACAAGTCTCTGGGGCAAGATGGCGTGGGTTTCATTTTCTCTCCTGTAATGAAATCGGCATGTACACACATGCTTTACTTTTTGAATTAACAACAACCACCCCCGAATCCTTATGCCGCTTGCAATTCATGCACTTGGCATCAGGCTTTTGGGGTTGGCAGCCTAAGTAGTTCATGCTTGCTCTTTTGTGTAAAGCGCAATTGGCTTGTATACGCTTGAAGGCTTTTTCCAGCGGAAATATCTGTGGCCAGCTGCGTTCTCGCAAAGGTATGCAACTGGCTCTGAAATTGCTATTGAGATCACGCCAGTCTGGGTGGGTGTTGGTTGTTCCAAGTATTTAGCGTAAACAAGATCAGCGACAAGGGCTGCAAAGTGCTCAATGTCACCATGCAAGGTCAGGCCATTGGCCTCGATCAATTCAAAGATTTCGTCTCTGCTCATGCTGACCACCATGCCACCAGAAGGCAGGCCAAGCCAACGCCAATGGCCAAGGCAGTCAAATAGTCAAGGAGGGTTTCGGTTGAGGGTTTCATCGGTTTCTTTCGTTTGTGGTTTAAATAGCGTATTGGTCTAATGTTTTATGGCACTTTGCAATTTGCTCTTCTGACATAAATACATATTCAGTGTGGCCATCAAAGCGGCCAAGCCTCTCTTTTGTTTGCTGGTCAATCTTTGTCCCAATTGCCAGCAGCTCTTTTTCAACTTTTGCAGCTTCAGCTTCTATTTTTGTGAATCTGATAACTTTGAAGTTAAAACCTGATTTGCGCATGTTGTCATACATGCGCTGCATGATTCGACCATCAGAGGAAATGCCAACTTTGTAAACATTCTCAAAGTCAGGGTCTAAGACCTTGGCCAAATAAACAATGTTTCTCTTATGTTTTGTTTCCATGTGGGCGCTGATTCGTGTCCAGATTCCAAGTTTTCTAGCAGTCCCATAAGCACCGCTATGGGAATTTTGAAAGTCAATTCTTCTGGTGTACTGCTTTGCCAGCTCTTCAAGTTTCTCAGCAGTCCAATTTGTGTAACTCATAGTTTGTCTCCGTCATCACAAACAGATTGTGACAGAATTAAATTTTGTTGCAAGAAGTAATTCTGTCCATGTTGTTTTTATACATATACCGCAATTAGAATGCGCCCATGGAATCAATTCACACTATCAGGGCAAGGGCCAAGGCTCACAAGATAACCATGGCTGCGGTGTGCGAGGCCGCTGGCATCCAGCAGTCCCAAGTCAGCCGGTGGCTGTCTGGAACTGTGGAGCCTCTGTGGACATCAGTCAATCAATTGAACATTGCGCTCAATAAGCTGATCGAGGACAGATCACCAGTCATTGTCGACTGATTCGGCAGCTGGCGCCTTGCCGGCCACCACGCCAAAGTCACTGGCAGCACTTGGCTTTGCACCACCAAGCGACTCACCCTTGGCCAGCAGCATGATGTTGTTGAGGCCATACGACACGCCCTTGTTGCCAGCCTGGTCATAGGCATAAGCATTCAAGCTCACACGGCCATAGTCGCCAGAGACAATGTCTTGGCTGCCAATGATGTCGTGGCCATGCATGTCCACAGCGCCAGGCTTGGTGGTTGACTTGGTGTTGAAAAAGTAGTGACCCGCATACTCTGGCCCAAGTGGTGAGCCATCAGACTTGGTTTCGGTATCGCCATCACGCAAGGGATTGCGCACAGTCTTTGGAATCTTGTCCCCGAACTTGGCGGTCAATGCGGCCTTGGCTGCTGCTTTCAATTGGTTGACAGTCTCAGTGTCGGTCTTTGGGACCAGCACTTGTGTTGAGAACTCTTCTTTGCCGTTCATCTCATTCTTGCGAGCTGTCAAAGCTGAGAAATAAGAGAAGCGAACTTTACCGGTTACGACTCGTGTCATGGTTTTTCCTTTTAAGGGTTTAAGGGTTTTTGCGTTTCTGCGATTAAACAGAAATTGCACTTTAGCACAAATCGGATATGATGCAAACAAATTAAACGAAGGAAACGATCATGCAGTTATTCCCGCATCAGCAAGAGGCCAAGCTCTTCTTGCTCTCTAGGCGCAGGGCCATACTGGCCGACCAGCCCCGTGTTGGTAAGACGCTACCCACAGCAGCTGCTGCACTAGAAAACCTCCCAGCCCTTATCGTCTGCCCAGCCATTGCCAAGACAGTTTGGGAGGCGGCTTTTAACAAGCTCGCCCCCAATGTCTCGGTGCATGTCATCAACGGCAAGCGCGATGCAGGCCAGCCAAATTCAGCCGATGTGACCATCATCAACTACGATGTGCTGCAATATGGTGTAACTCATGTGGACAGATATAACGCCCTAGTTTTGGATGAGTGCCACAGGATCAAGAATCCAAAGGCTGCCAGAACAAAGGCCGCCATGCTGGCCATGAAAAAGATTGGCCATGTCTATGCCTTGTCTGGCACACCCATCCCAAACAGGCCCATTGAGCTGTGGCCAATACTGCACGGCCTTGGCATTTACCGAGGCGGCTGGTACGACTTTGCGGCCCGATACGCAAAGATGTGGTCGGCGCCATGGGGCCTAGACACCAGCGGCGCCAGCAATCTGCCAGAGCTGAAAGAACTCATGCGGCCCCATGTCCTCAGACGCAAAAAAGAAAACATCTTTAAGGACTACAAAGACCCACAAGTCAGCCTGATCACATTTGACTTGGCCAATGACAAGCGAGAGCAGGCATTTGATGCCGATGCATTGGTGGCCAATCCCAACGCGCTCATGGCATTTGAA